TAAAATTGCATTATATAAATTATTTTATTAATGCAATTTCTCTCTTATTCTACTTGTTGAAAAACGCTTAATGCGTCTTAAACCTTGAGCACGTTGCCAGGGAAGCCGACGAGGTTGGCGCCGATACCGAAGCCGGCACCAGTCCTGGCGGAAACAGCCAGACTGGGGACATAAGTGTCCAAGATGCTGAATGTCGCGGCAGCGGTGAGTGCGATGAGGGCAACCTCGTCAAACGACAAACTGCGTTTGGGGATGGCATAAGCAGCGATAGCTACCATAACACCTTCCACCAAATACTTAATGGTTCTCTTCACGAGTTCGCCTAAATCAAAAACTCCAGACATTTAGTTTTTTTATTATAAATAATGTCAAGAAATTAAAATAGAAAAGAATGCGTTAAATCACTTAAACAAGTATAACATATTATATTATACATTCCATTCCATTCCATTCGATGTCCATTCCGCCACCTTCTGGTGTTGAACTGAAGCACGACAAGACAGGGGATATTAATCCTAAATATATTGACTTGTTAGAGGAAGATAAGCCCATCGCCGGCCAGAAGTTTGCATGTCTCTCTTTCGTTTCCCCAGAATCAATTTTGAAGCAGAAAGACCATTTCTTTTTTGAGAAATTTCTTCATTATTGGGACTACCAAAAGTCGATGGAGAAATTCGTCCAGTTTCTTAATTTTGTTTCATTTAAACATCACGTGAATTTTGACAAATTGACCGCAGACTTTCAAGAGTTTGCTAAAGAAGAGAAGGAGACACTTCAAAAAACGAACATCTATGATGAGTATAAGACCTTTTTGGACAAGCACGAAGACGACATTGAGAGCGAATTCAACGAGAAGCACAACTTCCAAACAACTGTGCGCGGGTTGAAAGTGCGCGGGGTGTTCGGGTCACAGAAAGAGGCCGAGTTGCGTTGCCAGATGTTGCGTGAGGTGGACCCGAATCACGATGTATTCGTCGGACCTGTCGGTTTGTGGGTACCTTTCCACCCTGACGCGTATAAGACTGGCCGGGTAGAGTATATGGAGGAGACATTGAATCAGTTGATGGTAGAGAAGAAGAAGAATGAAGATCAGGCCAAGACCGAGTTTGACAAGCGTGTCAAGGATACGAAGGCAAAGGCGATTCAAGAGAATATGAAGTTGGCGAAGGAGAGCGGAAACAAGCTCACGCAGATGTTGGCGAAGGACGGCGAGACGTTGGTGGACGCGAAGCCGAAGGACAGCACGAGCAGCGGAGCGAGTGCGAGCGGTGCGGGCGGTGGTATTTGGAATGACGGTGATGATTCATCTTCTCTCTCGATGACCGTGGAAGAGATGCGCAAGGAACTGTTTGAGGGTGATGATGTCGTGATGGATAAGAATAGCGACCACGGATTGTCACGGTTGGCGTCGTCATCGTCCGCAGCGAATACGGAAGAGAATTAGTAATTGAATATTCTAAATAAGAACAAATGTCATTATTACTACTGGCGCATACAGTAATAATAATATTATAATTATGTTATCTACCATTTCTTGGTAAATGTAACGTTGGCATTCCAGCCACTCGACTGGCTGTAGCCACCACCAAAACTAAGAGACGAATTCTTTGCCTCAGCAGATGAGGCAGAAAAATCGGTAGAAGACGATGTCTTCGGTTTTGTAAATTGGAGACTTCTCATTCAAGAACGAATAATGATGAGTTCGTTATAATAAATCATAAGATTATAATTCGGAGATAAAATCACTGTTTATTATTACTGGTCGTGTGAATTCGTTACTTAGACGGACTCTGCGACACAGTAATAATAATCTTTGAATACTGTTTTGTCTTTCACGCTGCGACTCATTTTGGCGGTGGAAAAGCCTTCATCCGTGGAGGCTTTCGCAATTGTAGTCCACGTTTTCAAGACTTGATTGGTTCCCACTAACCGCTTTTCCACCTTCTTCCCGGTGGTTGAAAGTTGGACGCCGATGATGGGGTTTGCGCCTTGTGCCAGAACGGCGCTTTGATTAAGGGAATAGTAATTCTCTTTCAGAGAGAGACCGTAATAGCCTTCATTCGCAGTTTCAACCCAAATCGTCGCCTTAAGTGCGTTCGGGCACGCATTGAGGTAGGTCTTCAAATTCTTCAAATCGGTTTCGCCGGGTGTCTGTCCCACAGAGATTTTCCATTGCTGATACTCTTTCAGAAGTGTAGAATTCAGGATTTTACCACGGTCAGAGAATTGGCAGCACTGGAAAATAAAGGTTTCAACGCTAAATTGTGCTGGGTTTTCGGCCTCGGTTGCGATGACCTTCTTGTAATCCACCGTCTTCAACTTGATACCTTGATAACCGTGAATACGGTCGATGCGCTTGGGTTTGAATTTCACGTCCATATAATGCTTCAACGCGTGGAAGGTTTCTTTTGCGGGTTTCGTGTGCGACCAAAGACGGAATCGTCCTTCAAGGTTTACGGATTCCTCTTCCACATCAGGGCGCACGATACAGCATGTTGCGACGAATTCGTCGAACTTTTGTGTGAGTTCATTATCGGGGAGAAGAATGTGTTGATTGAACGGAGATTCATTTTCGGTCGCGACGACTTGAAGCGCTTGCGACTGTTGTGCGGTCTTCTCGCGGAGTTCATTGTTTGCTAGAGTGAGGTCGTGGATGGCCTTGTTCTTTTGTTCAAGGTCGCTCACGAGTTTCGCATTCTCGGCCTCCAATTCTTGATTGCGCTGAATAAGCCTGTTGAAGTTTTCCACATTGTACATTCGTGCGTAAATGATGCCCTCGATATGTTTTGTCAGTCGTTCAATGGTAAAATTTGTGCTGTCATATGCGATGATTTCAGTTTTGTTTTTACCGGCGACTTCAATCGTGCGAAGTTGACGCTTGATTTTTGGGTGGTCTTTGATGTAGTTCTCAATTTCGACTTTGTTATGGACTCTGAATGCTGCGGCGAGGATGAAGTTCGTGTATTTCTTATGATGGTCAGCGACGCGGGTGGCGAGGTTGTTGGTGTGGCCGAACTTGATGAGTTTCTCGTTGTCGGCGTTGGTGTTGTCGATGGTGCCGAAATAAATACACTCGGTGTTAACTGGGAACTGGCTGATGAGGGTTTTTTGAATTGCGCGTTTCTTTTCTTGGGTGAGGGTGATGGTGGCTTGGTTGAGGGTGATGATGACTTCGTTCTTTTGTTCGAGTTGGGCGCGGAGTTCGCTGGTCTCGGTATCAAGGATTTGGTGAAGGGTTTCTTCCATCTTCATATAATACTCGTGGATTTCACCGGCTTTCTTGGTCTGTGCTTTAAGGCAGAGAAGTTTGAAGCATCGGATTGTGAGTTTGATGGTTTGCTTGTTGTGGCCGCCGTGTTTTTTGGGTTTGTCGGAACCGGATTTGTCTGGTGAATGAGGTGGTTGGTCTTCATCGGTTTCGGATGAAGTGACAATTTTATAATCGACATCAAGTTTAAAGTTGGATTCAACCATCGGTTTTACGTGCGCCTTTTGACTAAACCCTAACCATTTCCAAACGTGGTCCAAATCAACGACAAAATCTGTATTCTTATCATAATTGAGGTAACAATAAAAACTAGCAACAAACAATTGCTGCTCGAATGTGCTGAAGTTTTCTTGAAGTTTCGCAAGAAGAAGATTGTTGTATTTTTGAGACAACTTTGTAATCGGGTTTTTATCGATGAGATCAACAATGTTGAGGGTTGCGGAAGAGGCGGCGAAGGACATCGTTATGAGCGTATGTTATACTATGTATATACGGATGTCTTTAAGTTGTTTTCGTGATGCGAAAACAACATATGCGAAACCAATATTCAAAATAGTTAGACTTAAATCTTGCTCTCATATCGCCGAGAGCAAGATTCCAAAAATATGATTAAAATGCTAATTTCGCGTTCTTGCTACCCCGAATTGCGAAGCGCTTTCCCTCACCACTTACTCTTCTTCACATTAATCTTCGGTCCCTTGCCACTTTTCGCAGCACTAGGGTCATAAGACTGCTCTCCTTCGTCGTCAGAACCGAGATTCTTGGATATTTCCCAGAATTCCTTACTGCCGAGCTTGAATGGCCCGTGCTGCTGTGCCTTATACCAGAAGATTTGGTCTTGTAATTTGTTGGATTTCGCGTTGTTATTGATGACGAGACACTCGTAATTCTCGGTACACTGGTCCATCACCTGACAAAAGCTCTCAAAAGTGGGGAACATACCCGCATAATTGTCGTAGATTCGCTTACGATTCGCAATATATGGTTCACGGAGGATAAAAACGTAGTCGATATTCGTGCGGAGATTTGGAGGGATACCAAGGGGATATTGCATTGTGATGACTAACATGACCTTCCAATGACGCCCGTTCATAAAGAGGAGGCGCATCATCACGTCCTTCGTCCATTTGTTATCATACAGACAATCATCCAATACAACGAACGTCCTTGGGTCAATGGACGACTTCTTATACATATCCTGTTCTTTTTTGACCTGCTTTAAGACAGCCTTTTGGCGCTTTAGAATATTCTCAATAATGGCTGTATTATACGCGTCATGGATGAACAGTTTTGGGACATGGGCTGCGAAGAAACCGTTTCCTGCTTCTGTTCCGGAGATGACTGTCCCAATGGGGATATCCTGGTGGTGAAACATCAAGTCCTGAACGAGGAAACTTTTACCGGTATCACGGCGTCCAATGAGAACGATGACTGGGCCCTTGTTTTCATCAGGGCGAAAACTGATAGCCTTCATCTCGAACTTCGCGAGTTCTAAATTCATAGTGATGATGTAGACGATTATAGTAATAAAAATGGCATATATTATTTTTATGACAATTATACGAATGGAATACGGAATGAATGGAATGAATGGAATGAATGGAATACGGAATGAATGGAATGAATGGAATGAATGGAATACGGAATGTGCCCGTTTAAAATCGATATAAAACTTCTATTCATCAATCATATCAATAAGTATTATACATTTAGGAACAATGACCGACAATGCGGCCTCGGCATCGGCATCGGCCGCGGCATCAAGGTTCCAACTTCATTACCGTAAACACAAATACACCCCTGATACAATAGAATCCGCATTACTGTATGATATTCAAAATTATATACCGATCTATTCGCGATTTTTTGATGTAAATGAAAGCAATTATAATGGAATCCAACTGAATCAAAAGTATTATTTACAGAATATCATCGCGCATCCAACACAAATCATTGACGCCTGCGCCGACGACCGTGACCGCGACAACGAACGCACTCATTCCCTAAACCATTTAGAAACGATTATAGCCGATGACAATGGAAATACGAATAATGTCCCAATGTTTGTCAAGTATTCGCCTCTTCTTGATCCTATCCGTTATTTATCGGGGAAATATGATACACGACCTGATAACAAAACGCGCGCGCTTCCCAAATATAATTCTACACCGGATTCGTGTGAAGATAAGATACTTAATACAAATAATTCGTCGTATGCTGACGGGTTTTTCTCCTATTTGACGAGTCGCGCACTTCACGAACACGGAATCGTCCACGGTGTCGACTATTATGGCAGTTATTTGTGTAAGCAGCGCGAGTTTTCTACCAATATATTTGATGATATTGACTATCTGGTGGGTTGTTCGTTTTTCAATACATACGAAAACGAACTCTTCACAATCGATTATTCGCAATTTGGAGAGGATGAAACCGGTGGCGGCGGCGGCGGCGACCTCTCGGATATCAATATAAGCAAGCTGATGAAAATCCGTAACAAAATGAAACCAATCATTGGCTCCACCGGTGATGATCGCTATATCCAATCGGATGAAGACTATTCTACTATTAAAAACAGACTCAATATACTTGGAAGTGTTTCAGAAATCGAAGCGGATGCGTCGGTTATTGACACGGGTTCTACCGTGACAGAATGTGGCGCTGAGAATATTTCAGTGGAAATCGTAGAATTAAATCTCTCGGAACCACAAGTTGAAACTGTGGTGGGTGGCTCCGCAGATGCCGCCGCCGCCGGGCCAGCTTTATTCCCGAAAAATCGGACAAGGGATCAGAATGATACAAGTGATAGTGATTCGTCCCAGTCAAATTCGTCATATACTACGATAAGCGAAGATGACGACGAAAGTGGAAGCGAGAGTCACGACGAAAGTGGAAGCGAGAGTGACGACGTGGATTACGAACACGCTGATGACTCAGCAATTCAAGTCGATGAATCAACATTTCATAAAGATAGCGACAGCGCGAGCGGTAG